CGCAGTAATAAATGACGCCCGAGCCGTTGGTCACAAAGGTCAGCACGTAGTAATACGTACCATCATGCACAATATCACTGATGAGGTAGTTCACATTAGAAGAGACCGCGACACCCGTAAAACTCGCGTAGTCGGGGGTCGTGTTTGAGTAAAAAACCATCTGCGAGGTGTTCGCTAAGTTTCTCCCCAGTACGACTAAGTACCCGTTTACGACCTTGATTTTATATATGCTCGCTATGTTAGTAAACGTCGATACAGTCCACACTCCCGCGGGGTCTGTCGCATAATAAATCGAGACGCCCCCGCCGTTTCCCGTTCTCTTCACCCAGTAGTTCCCGAACTTGACGACCTCAAAGCTCGTATCTCCTGAGACACCCGTGGCCGCCCAATCCAAGGCGGGCGCGTCTCTAAGCACAGCCGCTAATGCGGGGTAAGTCGCCGTGTTAAGCGCCGCGCCGTTGCAGAGCAGGCCCTTCGCCCCGTAGGGATTAGTCATTCCCATCTTTGTCGTGCCTACAGGTTCATTCAGCGCCGCGTCGATGATGTCAAAATTGCTGTTGAACTGCGCGGGCGTGATGAGCTCGTCGAGCCGGGGCTTGGCGAGGTTTAGGTTGGTCGTATAATCAATCATTTAAAAGCCTCCTCTATAGTTGGGCCCACGTTTTTGCACCCTCGGCGGTCCACGCGAGATGTTTGAAGTAATACCACGCCCATGTGTGCGGTTGCGCGGCTCTGAAGTTTACGGTGACACCCGCGGGCGCAGGGAAGAGATAACCATTCGCCAAAAGGTCGGCGATCAGGTTGTCGGTCGCGCCGAGGATGATCGCGATGTCGATCGTCATATTCATGTTGTCGACTATGACAATCGGGTACGTGGAGAACAGCAATTTGAGCGCATTTTCGTACCCCTCTCGGGTGCCGTCCCACTGATTCGAGAGGATTTTCGCGCGGAGCACGAGGCGATAATACGTGTCGGTGAGTATCGGGCTCACGCCGTCAGAGGGTTGGAACCCGACGGTGCGCGGGGCCCCGAGGTAGGCCCCTATCGTGTCGAGCTGTACGCCGACGGCCGTGTCAAGGTTGAATACACCCTGCATGACCGAGAGGCAGGTCTGCGCGTCCACGAAGGGTGTCAGCGTCGCAGTGAGCCACGCCTTGAGCTTCGGCTGTGATCTGTGCTGAGGCGCGAGCAGGTCAAGGTATGTCTGTAGCATCAGATCACCGTCACAGTCACGTTAGCGAGGAGTCCTTGAGACGCCTCGTTGAAGGCTAACACGATGTCGGATGTCGTCAGAGACCCGCCATGGAGCGCCGCCGTACAGGCGACCACTGAAAACGCAGGGATTGTCAAGCTCGGCTGAGCGCTGAGCGCCGCGCCGTAGATGGATGACACGTATATGTCGTCGCCTATCTGCGGGCTGTTGAGGTACACTACGATAGCGGCCTTGATCGCGGCCGTCGTGGCCGTCGTATAGCCCGTCAGGGCCTTGACTGTGATCGCCACGTCAATCGGCCGCAGTGTGGGCCTGAAGAACTTGATCGGTGTCACGAAGCCACTGTCCGCGGTCTCGTTGATGGTCGTCGTGCCGTAGGTGGGGGCCCCCGGTGTCTTCTTGAGGTAAATCTGATACGCCACGTCGGCGTCGGTGCCGCCCTCGGCGACGATCGCGATGTTGTGTGCGGGCATACCGTCGGCATTCGTTACGTCAGTGGCGTTGTCGTAGCCTCTGGCGCGCGTCACGTTCGCCACGCTTAGTACTGCGGCCACGATGCCCTCGAGAACTGTACGCGACGGTAGGGCCACAGAGAGGGCCTGTCGGGCACGAAGGTCGCTGTCCGTTTCCACGGGATTACCGACGACGGCGACTGCGGCGTTCGATACCGAGGTCCACCCGAACGTCGGCGTGACGATCGTCTGAAGCGCGCCGATGTCCGCGGTGATCGCGCCCGTGTCTTGGGCCGTCGCTGTCACCGTGAGCACGCCGCCGACGGGGATAGTCACGGGGGTCGGTAAGGACCACAACAGTCCTGCGGTGTCACTGACGACGCCTGAGGTCACTACCGTGCCCACCGCGCCCACTAACGTGACTAGACACGTAGAGTGTGTCGGCAGGAGCCGCGCGATGCCGTTGATCTTGACGATAGTATCGAGGCCGACGCCTGCGGCCGACTGCGGCGACTGGCCATTGTAGACGGCCTCAGCGAGCAGGGCCGTGTCATACGCGATCTTCGACATGGCCGCTATCCACTGCGCGTCTTGCGAGTCATTGTCGAGGTAGATGCCCGAGCCGAAAATCGTCTGCGCCTGCGTCACGTAATAGGCCTGTATGTCGGCGAATGTCGGGCGGTGAAATCCAGTTGAGTCAATATACGGTGCAAAATATGCCATTAGATTGTCACCTCCACGGTCGTCCCAAAAGACGTTTTGACCGATATTTGCGCGGTATAGACGCGCTTCGCGTCAATGTTACTGCTGAAGGACGCGATGCTCACCACGTTGGGCACCTGAAGGATGCGCGACTGATAGAGCAGGTCGATCAGGGCCTTGTCGCTACTCCCTGCGATCTCCTGAAAGAAGGGGAGACCATCGTTGAGGTTTTCCCAAAAGTCGCCTGTGAACAGGGTCAGCTTGGTTTGCACAGCCTGCGCGACTGCGGCGTCATCCGAGATGAAGCACCCGCGGCCGAAGCCGAAGGTATAGTCGCCCGTAGGCGATAGCGCACGATAGAGCATTCAATCACCTCACGGAGATAAATATGAGCCATTCTCAAACATGGCCCACTCAGCATCACGCCGATATAGTAGCTTTTGGACGACCTGCCCGCCGACTTGGCTGTAGGCGTCGAACTTGGTTTTTAAGGCCTCACCCGTAGTGCCGCTCGCGATAGCGTTTTTCAGCGCGGTCCACTCTAGCCCTCCCGCGGGGTCATACTTTGGTCTATAGCCGCCGAGGACCTCCGACAGAGAGCGGTCGGTATGCTCTACGACTTGGCCACCGTTGGCGTCTTTGGCCGCCGAGCTCGTGTTACCGCCGATAGCTGTGATCGTGCCGTCGCCGTTGACCGACTCGACGATCTCCGTGTGTGTCGCGACTGTCGTGCTACCACTCCAAGAGTAGAACACGACGTCACCCGCCTGAAGACTGTTCTTGTCGACAAACAGGCCGCGGTCTTTGCCCCAATTCATCAGTGTCGTTGAGCTCGCGATCTTAGCGCCTCCGAACAGGAGAGCCGAAGCGCCGACCATGCGAAAGATGTCCCACACGAAGGTAACGCACCACGGGTATGCGTCCGCGCCTGAGACAGGATGGCCGTAGTAATCGGTATTGAATATGACATTGTTCGAGTTTCGAGGCGACTCTGTGAGGCCGAGGAAGGACCGCGCCTTCGCGATGATCAGCCCCGGGGTCACACCGAGGTGCCCACAACTGTACAAGAACGATGTCAGCGCGTCGAGCTGAGTCGTTGAGAGCGTCACACCCGGGAGCGCGGCGATCACTGTGCTCGTGTACCCGGGCAGGTCCTGAAGCAGTAGGGCCTCGGCCGTCGCCGCTGTCAGAGGGGCTGTGAAGCCGCCGGGAAGAGTTTTTGAATTGTCCCGATGTCCGTAGCCGATGAGCCAGTTGCCCGCCACGTCCTGCGTCCAGTCAGTTGAGAGACCCTCCCACTGTTCGATGAATTGAACGCCCGCCTTGCTGAGGCCCGTTCCCATGTCCGTCGTTGAGCCTGTGATGCTATTACCAAAGCCCGCGAAGCCCGTCGGAACTACGCCGTTGATCATGCCGAGGACCGCGATGGCGCTGTTGACATTGTGGCTTTGTACGACCTGCTGTAACTGCGGCGCAGGCACGCCCGCGAAGCCCTCGCCTGTCGTGGAGAGCCAAGCGGATATGTCGTGATCGCAGAAGATCAAGAGCACAGGCTGTCCGACCTTGGGCGCTATACCGAGGGGGCTGATGTAGGGCGTGTCGGCGATTGGCGCGTAGGCCTGCCACACGATCGTACCGTCACTCTGCACGCGACGCTCACTTATGACGGGCTGTACTGTCAGGAGGCCCGAGGCCGTGTCGACGTTCAGCACTGTGCCGATTGTCGCGACGTGGAGCTCAGCGAATATGCTCTCTTTGAACTTTTGAAAGACCTCAGGGAGGTCTCCGCCTATTTCAGGTATTGTAAGCATGGGAGACCTCCTAGTTGTATGTGAGCATCTCGGGTATTTTGCCGACCTGCGATATTGTCACGAGGTCCGCATACCAATCGTTTCCGCGGGTGTCGCCCTTGAATACGATCGAGACAATCCGATATACCCCCGCCGTGTCAAGCGGGTACGGGAACGACGCAGGGGCCGAGTATGACCCGAGGCTAACAAGTTGTTGGGTGATACGGTCGTTGCGAACGTGCACGAGGCCATACGGCATAAACTGAGGGTTGATGAGCGCCCGGGCGTTGATGCCCTGCTCATTCTGAGAGGGGTTGCCGAGGAGCCCCGTTTTCTCCGACAGCTCTATCGCCTGCATACCCATCGGGAGCATATTACTCTCGTCGCCGTAGCCAATGACGTAGAGCTTGCCGTTGTCCACGAACCATGTGCCTTTTATGGTCTTGGCATAGTCCGACAGGATGTTTTTACTCGCGCCGTGGACCGTCACACTCTTTGTGTGCGCGAGCTTGTCGAGCGAGGGGCTCACATACCCGACGGTTGTCTTACCGAGCCGCGCGACCTCGTCGACCACGGCACGGCCCGTTATGCCTTTTTGGTAGGTGAAGGAGCAAAAGCCATAGTCAATGAGCTGTGAGCCGTCGAGGGCGAGCACTTGCAGGATGTAGTCGGTGCCGCTCTGTTTCCAACGGTTGCACATCAAGATATTGCCATCGAATATCTGGCC